AGGCGATCACGAAGGCCATCTTCGATAAGATGGATCTGGCAGACGTTGCGCGAGCCGGGCGGGTGCTCAACCATTTTTTGAGCAGTGGCCCAAGAACTGGCCGGTAATGTTCGGCGGGCTCGCTGATAGCACCGGGTTTTCGGCGTCGGAGATCGAGAACTTCGACGCCCAAACGACGACCTTCTGGTGGAACAACGTCATGGCCTACCGGGAACATCTAAAACAACAGGAGTAGTGAGATGGCAGCAAAGTCGATGGCGCTGGACGTCCTGGTCCGGCTCAAGGATCTGCTGTCATCTCCCCTTCGCGGCCTGAAGCGGAACCTCGAAGGCGTGGCCAATATGGCCAAGAAAATCGGCCTTGTCGGTACCGCGATCGCCGCCATCTCTTTCATGGCACCGATCAGCCAAGCAGCGGCGTTCGAACAGAAGCTGGTCGATATTGCCGGAACCGCCAACCTCTCGGGCGATGCCGCCTTCGCGTCGGTCTCGAAGATGAAAACCCAATATGAAGAGCTGGCGCTGCAGATCGGACAGACCTCGGACACCATTGCTGATGGTGCCGGGCAGATGATCGCGGCCGGCCTCGATCAGAAGCTGATCGACCAGTCGATCGGCCGCATCGGCAAAGCGGCAACCGCCGCCCATGCGCAGTTCAACGATATGGCCGGTGTCGCCACCTCCCTCATGCAGACGCTGAAGCTGCCGGCTGATCAGCTCGACGGTGCGCTTGCCGGCCTGATCGTGTCGGGCAAGGAAGGCGCCTTCGAAATGAAGGACATGGCGCGCTACCTGCCGTCGCTCACCGGTCAGATGGCAAAGTTCGGCGTCACCGGCCGCGAAGCCGTCAACTTTCTGGGCGCAGCATTGCAGGTCGCCAAGAAGGGCACGGCCGATCCGGCCGAGGCGGCGAACAATCTGAAGAACTTCCTCTCGAAGATCCTCGCGCCCACCACGATCAAGAATTTCAAAGATGCCGGCGTCGATATCCAGGCCGTCATGCAGGACGCCGCCACGAAGGGCATCAACCCGATCGAGGCGGTCATCCAGAAGATCGCCAAGCTGACGGGCACCTCCGGAAAGGAAATCGACGGCCTGATGAAGAAGGCCAAGGCCAGTGGCCTCGAAGGCGCTGACGCACTTTCATACGTGCGCGAGCAGCTGGAGAAGATCCACGGTGCCGGTAAGCTCGGCGACCTCTTCTCCGACATGCAGGTTATGGACTTCCTGATCCCGATGCTCGGCAACATCGACGAGTACAAGCGGATCAAGGAAGAGGTTGCAAAGGCAACCGGCGCTATCACAGACCGCGACTTCGATACGCAGATGCGAGCGCTTAATCAGCAGCTTGTCCGGTTCGGAGAGATCGGCACTCAGGCCACGCGTGAAGTCGGCTTCGCCTTTGGCAGCTGGTTGCCGATGATCAATGACGGGCTGGAAGCCACCCTGAAATGGTTGCGGGAACTCGACGCGCAGACTGGCGGCATGGTGCGCCAGGCGCTCATGTTCTCCGGAGCGGCCATCCTCGTTGCGGCCGGACTTGGTGCACTGGGCGTGATCCTGCCAATCATCGGCGCCGGCCTTGGCGCGGTCGCTGCACTGTTCTCGCCGCTTGGCTTGATCCTGGCCGCTGTCGCGGGCGGCGCTGTGGCGATTTATAAGAACTGGAACACGATCGGTCCTCGCGTCGGCCAGATCTGGCAGCGCCTTAAAACCGGGTTTATGCAGTTCGCCGACGACATGCGCGATCGCGGCCGGCGCATCGTCGAAGCTGGCCGCGAGATCTTCGATCGTTATGGCCCGATCGTAAGCGCCGGCCTCTCGTCTGCATGGGCAAGCATAAAGACCGGCTGGGCCAAGCTTCAAGACCTGTTTGAAGGCTTCCGCAGCAAGCTCGATTTCAAGATCGATCTCTCCGGCCTGACGATCGACGATGCCAAGGTGCGCGCGTTCCAAATGCTCGACATCGCATTGCGCGGGATCGCGATAGGCTGGCAGGCGCTGAAGGATTTTGGGAGCGGGTTTGCGCCGCATCTACGCGCGATCGGCGAGAACCTCGGCAGTGCCGTCAGTAACATCGTAAGCATCGGCGAAGGTTTTATCCGTATTGGTCAGGGGCTGGCCCAGATCGCTGGCATCGACAACACGAAGGTCGAAGGCTTCTTCAAGGGGCTCGGCGACTTCGCGGGCGGTTCGTTACAGGCGGTGACCGAGATACTTCGCGATTTTTCGGGCATCCTTTCTTCCGTGGTCAATGGCATTGCCGACCTGATCGACAAAATCAACAACGGCGAAATCAAATGGAGCAACCTGATGCCGACAGGCGTCGTTGACGCCTGGAACAAACTCGCTTCGGTGATCGAGCGGGTTAAGGCAGCCCTTAACCTTGGGCCGTCCTCGGCCCAGCCAGGCGAGACGCTTCCGAACGGAACGCCGGCAGGTTCGTCGGCTGACGGGAGCGATCGTGATGCGACCATGGACGATTTTCTGAAGGGTCCGGCCAGACCCGCTGCAAATAGCAATCGTCCCGCCGTGGCTCCCGCCGCACTTCCGGTTCAAGGCTCCGTCGTCGTCAAGAGCGAGATCAAGGTTGCGGTTGACGGTCCCGGCCGGGTCGTGGGCCAGGAAACCGCACCAGCCAAGAATGTCCCGGTTAGCTCTCAGACCGGCCGCGCGATTGGGAGGGTCTGATGTTGTTCGACAGCCTTGATTGGGTGCTCCCTGGCCTTCTCCCTGGCTCCTATCGGGGCATCACCTTCCACATTCCGGATACGACAACAGAGCCCGGTCGTCGCGTTGTCGAGTATCTGTTTCCCGGACTGGACGAAGCCGCCTATGACGATTTCGGGCAAGCGCCGAACGTCGTCTCCGTCAGCGGCATGATCATCGGCGACGATTATATCGCCCAGGCAAAAGCCCTCGAAACGGCCTTCAATACTGCTGGTCCGGCAACCTTGATCCATCCATGGCTTGGGCCGATGACGGTCATTATGGAACAGCCGGCGCAGATCTCCTTCTCCGATCGGGAGCTGCGCGTTGCTCGTTTTTCCGCTACCTTCAAGCGCGTCGTAAGTTCCGGCATCCTTGGGCTGTCCGGCTTGAGTGATCTGACATCGGCGATCGACGCCGTTGTTTCGGCCGCAACCGCCATTGCCACTGTTGTCTCGGCCGTTATGTCGGCAACCAGAACCAAGGCTGTGTCACGCTCGCGGCGTATCGCCGTCGCAGTGGTTGACGATCTTGCAGCGCCGGCGGGTTCCGCGCGCACCTTGCCGCGTCTCAAGGCCGCGATCGCGGCGTCGACGCCCTCCGATCCCTCGGATTTCGACAGCCTCATTCAGTCGTCGGCCGCGTTGATCAATGCCGTCACGTCCGATTCGGCCGTCTCGCCCGCAGCGGAGGCGACGAGCGAACAGCATCCGACCGCACTCAGCCTGATGAACCTCGGCATGGCGACGACCGAGGCGCTGACCTCGGAAAGCATCGATGCGCCATCGGACGCCGATCGCGCGCTCCTGCTTTCGGCTGCAGCCCACTTTTTGGCGCAGTCTGCAGTTCAATCCGTCTATGCCGATTACGGGTCCAGCAAGGAAGCCCTGACGTTCCGCAGTCGCGCTACGAGTGCCGCGGACGCCCTGGTCGATGCAATCGAGACCGTCAGCTCCGATATCTTCCTCGCTGCCTCATCCACACTGCGCCGCTCCGTTCGCAGCCTGCAGGCCGCAGTCATCGCCGATATCAATGAGACCATCGGCAGGCTGCCATCCGTTCTGACCTTCCAGTCGGATCGCCCGCTGGACGCATGGTTGCTGGCCCAGCATGTCTATGGCGATACGCCGTCTCGGATCGAGGATGCCTATCTCGACATCGTTGCCCGCAACGATCCGCGTCATCCGGCCGCTATCCCCGCTGGCAATGTCGAGGTGATCGGCTGATGGCACGTAAGTCTGGCATAGTGTTGCGCGTCGGTGGCAAGGATTACGACCAATGGACGTCGGCCGAGGTCACGCGCGATCTGAAGGACTTCTCAGGTTCGTTTAATTTCGTCCTACGCGACACGAAGCGGTCGATCCAAACGTTTCCCTACGGCAGCAAGGGCAGCGTTGCGAAGCTACGGCCGGGGCCGGCCGTCGACGTCCTCGTCAATGGCACAATCGTACTGAAAGGCAATATAGAAGACGTGAATGTCGAGATCGATGACAGCCGTGCCGAAGTAACGATTTCCGGCCGCGACAAGACCGGCGATCTAATTGACTGTGCTGCCCTCACGGACGGCCCCAGCGAGTTCAAGAACGTTAAGCTGGAAGAAGCCATTAAGCGGATCGCCCAGCCCTACGGCCTCACCGTTCGCACCGAAATCGATACGGGTGAGCCATTCGTGCGCTACTCTCTCGACCTCTCCGAAACCGCCTTCTCGGCCTCGGAAAAGGGTGCCCGCTCGCGTCACGCTCTCGTGCTCTCCGATGGTATTGGCGGCATCGTCATCACCAGAACTGGCAGCAAGCGCGCGCCGGCCGATCTGATCTTGCCTGGAAACGTGCAGTCATCCAGTGGTCGCTATAGCCATCAAAGGCGGCATAGCAAAACCTACGTGCGCGGCCAGGGAGAGAAGGCCGGCAAGAGCCGTGCCGGATCTGCCGCGCTTGATACGACGGCCGCGCCATTGTCGGCGGAGGATCGTTCGCAAGGTGACGGCTCCGCAACGACCATGGAACGCAAGGGAACGGTCGCGACCGGCATCGCGCTCGATGACGAGATCACACGTCATCGTCCGATCGTCCACATGGCGCGCACCAAGGCCGACCAGACGAGCGCCCAAGACGAGGCCGATTGGCGCATGCGCACTGCCCGAGCTGAATCAGAAGAGCTGACCTATAAGGTTCGGGGCTTCGATGTTGGCGGCAATCTTTGGCGTGTTAACGAGATCGCCTATGTGTCCGACGCCTTTCAGGATATCGAGCGCGACATGCTCGTCACCCGCGTTAGCTGCCGCAGCGATGAACAGGGGAATTTCACTGAACTTGGTGTGATGAGCCCAGAAGCCTTTGACGCCAAGCCAGTCGGCAAGCGGCGCAACAACGCGAAGCGGAAAAAGAAGGGTGCTTCCGGCCCGCTCGACGGCGCGGCGAAGGGGCTCTGATGGACAAGGAAACCGCCGACAAGACCCGTGGCATGATCCGCCGCGCCACCATCAAAAACATTAAGGACGATGGACAGGTGCAAACCTGTTCGGTCGAAGTCGCGGACGGTGTCTGGCGTGACGATGTCGAAATTCACCAGCCATATGGCTTTGCCTCGCATGTGCCTCCGGACGGCGCGCTTGCCGTCGTTCTTTCGGCTGGTGGCGACGAAGGCGATCTGATCGTACTGCCGATCTCCAATCCTTCAAGCCGGCTTGGAAGACTTGGCGAAGGCGATGTAGGCCAGTACAATCGGCATGGCGATCGGATCGTTCTGACTGATGCTGGCGATATCGAGGTGGCATCGGGACGCTCCATCAATATTAAGGTGGGCGGCGTGAGCTTTTCCATCACGGCTGATGGCATTGACGCGACGGGCGGATACTTCCGACACAACGGGAAGAACATCGGTTCGACGCATACCAATGGTGGCGTCGTACACGGTGCTGAGAGCACCGAGATCCCGAACAACTGACCCTCGCCCGCCATCGCAGGCATGACCTCAGCTTCGCGCGCGCGATAGTTTCGCGCCATGTTTTTCGATCTCGCCATTGTTTACTACCCTGACAAACGCCTGTGCGATCTCGCGCTAGGCGACGATGGCGATCTGCTGATCGACGAAACGCCGATCACGCCCATGCTTTTGTCGATCGGCCTCGACCGCCGCGCAGCTCCGGATGACCCGCTTCCGGATGGCCGCAGCCAATTCCTCGCTCCCGTCAGCTTTTCCGAACGTCGTGGTTGTCCCGGTGATGCCGTTGACCCGGCAGGAGAGATGACGGGCAGTCGCCTTTGGCTTCTCAATCGCGCCAAGGCAACTGAGACCACTCGTCAGCTCACCAAATTTTGGCTGGAAGAAGCCCTTGCCTGGGCGGAACCCGATACCGGTCAGTCGGCCGAGATCGAAGTCGAATGGCTGCAAACTGGCCCGACCTCCATCCTTGGCTATCGCGCCCAGGTGAATGACGCCAGCATCTCCCTGTCTCGCAGAGTGGGTAGCTGATATGCCCTGGCCGATCC